TCGACGAGATAGGCGAGCATGAGCGCCATTGCTTGCGCTTGCCGGTCGACGCGCATCGTCCCGTCTGACCCTTCGACCATCATCCGCGCGAAGGCCGCGCGCGACTCGCCGGCATTCAGCCGGCTTTTGACCGTCAACGTATCGCCGCCCGAAATTTTGAGCAGGGTCACGGCGGGAGGCGGGAAACGACTCATCTAGCACGCTCCGCGGTTTATTGTTCGGGCGGCCCGAGGGTCGCGCTAATCGTGCGCGGCGTGACCTCGTCGAGCGAAATCACGCCCCACGCCCAGAAGCCGCGGGCGCGCGGCGCCGTGAAGAGTAGCGGGCGCTGCCGGAGTTGAAACGGATCGACGCGCGACACGGTCGCGGCGAGCGCCCAGCGCCCGCGTTTGACGCGCGTAATCCGCCATGAGGTGAGCACGGCGGCCGTGCGGTAGCCCCAGAGGAGCGACGCCGGCCCGCCGTGCAAGGTCACGCCTTGAAACACGGGCGCGGCCTTCTAGCCGCCCGCGCGCGTCCAGGGACCGGCCGCCTTGAACGTGCCCGTGACCTTCGGCGCCTGGAGCGAGCAATCGATATCGGCGTCCATGTACGCCTTGCCCGACCAGAGGAAGGCCGACTCGGTCGTACCCGAATTCGGAATGAGTTCGAGGAAGCCCGGCGTTGTCGCGTCGGCCGCGTCGAAGAGGGTCGTATCGTCGGAATTCCAGAAGCCGCCCAGCGTACCGGACACGTCCTTGAGGCCGGGCACGTACACGAGGTTCGCATCTCCGAAACAGGTTACGTCCTCGTAATTTGTCTTCATCGACAACTTGAAGCCGTTGATGCTGGCAATCTCGATCGCGGTCGCGCCGCCGACGCCGGTCGGGTCGTACTTTACTTTGCCATAGCGCCCTGACAGAATCATAGGATTACCCTTCCCTTTACCCGTGTTAGAGGTGCCCCGATCGCCCTAGGGGTTGATCGACATTTGCACGCGATAATTTCCGCCGCGATGCTGCCAGCGAATCGAGATATCGACGTCGTCGACCTCGGTCAGCCGAATCCGCGTCTCGCGGTAGCACGCCATCCACGTATAGCCGGCGACGGTCAAGGGTTGCTCCGCGAGCAACGTATCGATGCGATAGGCCGCGGCTTTGATATCGCCGGCCGCGCTCAGAAGCATCCGCGCCGAGATGGCATAGAGAATGTCTTCGTACGCCGTGCCGCCGAATTGATCGGTATCGTCCGCGGCGACCAGCGACACGATGACGAAGCGCGTCGCGCCGGGCGGCGCTTCGTCCCAATAGACGCCGTTCGGGCAGAGCGCGAGGAGGTCGGCATCGGCCCCGAGTTTCGCCATGATGGCGTTGTCGATCTCCGACGAATCCGTCGACGGCCCCGTCGACCGCGGCGCGCGCGGGCTCATACCTCATCGACTCCCGTCACGATCAACCCGTGCGCCTCGACCATCTTCCCGAGGTTGCGATACATCTCGGCCCGCTTGCTCATAACGCCCGGTACGAACACGTGCCCCGGCGGCATCGAGCCGCGATTCGCCCCGATATCGTTGTGCCGCGCCTGGGTGCCGCTCTCGAAAATCCAGGCGTGCTTTGCCTTATTGACGACGACGGCCGCCGTGCCGAAATTGCCCGAGCGGCGCCGCGTGACACTCATCCCGTCTTTGAGGTTGCCCGTGCGCGTCGGATACTTGTCGACGATCGCGCGCTTCGCCTCCTCGGCCGCGGCGCCGACAATGGCGCCGGCCTCGTCGACGAGTTCGGTCGGCAACGCGCGGAGCGCCGCGCGCAATTCGGCGAGCCCTTCGATTTTGAGTTGACTACTCACGGCATCGACTCCGTACAGACGAGGACCATTTCGATCCCGCGCTCGTCGACATTCGTCACGCTATCGACGTGAAACTCGCGGCCGTTGTAGAGGACGCGCGTCTTCGTCGTGACGTCGGGGTGAAATGGCCCGCTCACGAGATGCGTCGCCGTCGTCAGCGACGAGCCGGCGGGTACCTTCCGTTCGAGCGCGACGATCGAGGCCGTCTCGATCGCGACCCAGAGCGCGCGCGGGTCGAGGTCCGTCCACGTTTGCGTATACCCGCCGTCGCCGTCGGGCACGGGCGGCCCCGGATTCTGAAACATCGCGCGATGCGGGCGCTGGCCGATCGAGGTCTTAGGCGAGAGCATGTTAGGCGACCGTCGCCGGTAGATAGGCCGCGAGCAGGTCGGCGTACCCCTGCGGCGTTTGCGTGAGGCGCCGGTCCTCGACGACGAGGTCGCGGCCCATCGTCGCGAGGTGCGCGACGAGCATCCCGACGGCTTGCACGAGCGCCGGGTCGACCGCGAGCAGGTCGGCCGCGGTCGGCCGGCCGGCGATCACGGTCACTTCCCAGCCCTGAAACGGGCGCACGTTCCAATAAACCTGTACGCCCGGCCATGCGAAAAAAATCCGGCCGGCTTCGAGGTCGACGGTATAGAGCGACGGGTCGATCGTCGTCGGCGTGCCGTAGTAGTCGGTCGTCTCGATCGCGCTGATTTCCTGGGTCGGCCGCGCGAGGCCGGGCAATTGGATCACGGGCGATCGGAGAATGTCGTACCGGACAATCCGCGTCTGGGTGAGGAGCGCGCGCCCGGTATCGGCCTCGACGCGCGACCGCGCCGCGGCGATCATCGTCGCCATGAGCGCATCGCGCGGATCGCCGTCGGCCCAGTCGAGGCCGGCGCGGAGTTTCGCCTCGGCGATCGTGATCGGCTCCTCGACCGGCGGCACGAGGAGGACGGTCGTCGCGTGCTGCGCGAAGGGTGCGCGGCTCTGCCAGAATTCGGCGCTGTACCAGCCGTCATCCCAGCCGCCCCCGTACCAGCCGGCGCCCGGATACATTTACCGGCGCCCCTTCCGATGATAGGTGCCCGTCGTGACCTCGTCGGGCGCGAGGGTCGGCTGTAGAAGCTCCGCGACGAGCGGCGGCGCCGGCAACGCGCCGACGAGCGGCGGCTCGACGACGTTACCGTCGCGCGCCGGCAATTGCGGCACGAGGAGGACGGTCGGCCCCGGCGCCGTGCAGATCGTATGCGGCGCCTGACAGACCGGGCACGGCCCCGGATCGCGGCGCGAGTAGAGCGGCATCGGCTTATCGCTTCGGCCCAGGCGTATCCGCGATGGGGTGCTCCGCGTGCGGGAGGCCGCCGCCGTGCCCTGGGAGGTGCGCGGGGTGCTCTGGCCGACGGCCGTCGGTCGTGCGCGGCTCGCCCGGCGTCGCGGCGTCGGGGTTGGTGACTGCAAGGTCGTTCGAGTAGCCGGGCTCCGGCTGGTCGTCAGGATAGGTCGGCGCGGCGGGCGCCTCTTTGGGCTTGAGATGGTCGGTCATGGGCTCCTCTTATGGCGCGGGGTCAGGCGGCGTCGGTCGGGCTTGCCAGTTCGACCAGCCGGGCAACGGTCCCGGCGGATAGGTCGGCGGTAACGGCGGCCAGGGTACGGTGTAATCGCTGGGTTGCGTCATGGGCTGCGCTCTCTCTCCGGTTGCTTCGACTCGTCCGGTTTCCCCCGTCCCGCCGCGGCTGCGGCGAAACGGGGCATTTTGCGCGCGGGCGCTAGTTGAGCAGGGTCGCCGTGCCGAAGGCCGCCGGCCGATAGACCGCGAGCGCGAGCCGCTCCTCGGCGCGAATCGCGACGAGGTTTTTAATGAAAAAGTCTTGATGCGAGTTGCTCGCCTCGACGCGGAGGCCGCCATTCTGGAAGACCTGCGCCTGGGTCCGAAATGCCCCCGTGAGCGCCGTCCCGGCCGCGATAGCCGGCGTCACGTCGACGGGCAACCCCCAGAGCGTCGGGGTGATCATCGGCATAAACGGCCCGCCCGCGAGGTACTCGCCGTACGACGTCTTCGAGAGGACGATCGATTGCCAGTTCGCCGGGTTGATGACGTGCCCCTCCGGCATGACAAACGAGGCGTTAAAGACCTTCGTCATCGCCTTGTAGATCGCGTCGGCGTTCGTGTCGGGGTCGACGCGATCGACCTTCGGCGTGAGCCCCGGCCGCGCGAGGAGCCCGAGCAGGTTCGGCGCGACGCCGCTCCCGTTGAGGAGTTGATCCTCCTCGGTCAGTTGCACGCCGAGCACGAGCCGCGCGTCGATGTAGCTCGCGATCTGCGGCACGTCTTCGAGCATCTCCTCGGTCACGGGCAGCCAGTGAGCAATCTTCGAGACGATTTCCGTCTTCTGCGCGAAGACGAGCGCGCTCTCCGGCTTCGCGGCGCCCTCGGCGACGGCCGCCGCGGCATTCGTGAAGGCCGTTTCCTGCATGTAGATAATCGCGTTGCTCGTCGTCGTGCCCGCCGCGAGCAGGTCGCGGATCGTGAGCTTGCGGAAGAGCAACTCGACGAGCCCCGGCCGATATTCCGGTACGACCAGCGCGCCGCCCGAGCCGGCGCCCTCGCCGAGGGTCGTTGCGCGGATGTCGGCGAGCCCCGGCGGGTAGAGTTCGACGGTCGGCGAGGCCCAATTTCGCGTGCCGACGTGCCGCTTTTTCGCGAAATACTGCCCGGCCTCGGAGTCGACCCATTGCCGGCCGAGCGAGCGCCGCGCGACGTGATTCGTTTCCTCGACGTCGCGGGGTTTCATGCCCGAGGTCAGGCGATCGATTTCCGCCTGGAGATTCGCGTCGCCCTTCGCCGCGGAAATCCGTCCCTTGATGCTGTTCGCATCGTCGATGATCGCCTGGACGGCGGCGCGCTCCTCGGCCGTCATGAGGCGGCCCGTGCTGACGGTTTTCCCGTCGGCGTCCTTCGTCTCGTGCGCCTGACACTCTCTCGCGGTCTTCGCGAGCAGGGTTGCGGCGTCCTCTTTGCGCTTCGAGAGGTCGCGTTCAAGTTGATCGATATTCATAGTCCGGTCTCGATGGCTGACAGTTGCACCTCAAACGCCCATCGTTCGAGGTCGGGGTCGACAATGCGATCCTGGGCGGCCCCGTCCTCGCGGGCGGTCTGCGCCGTGTCGCGGCTTGCCGGAGTTGTCGAGGCCGTCGGCCCGTCGAGCACGCGCGCGAGCGTCTCGTCGAGGGTCGCGACCCGATCGATCATCCCGAGGTCTTTTGCCTCGGCGGCGCCGTACACGTGCGCCTTCCAGTCTTCCTGTACCTTGCGCGCGGTCACGCCGGCCCCGCGGCCCCGTACGACGTTCGCGACAAACTGGCTGTACGCCTCGTCGACGGATTTCTGGAGCCGGCTGCGGGCGCGGTCGGAGAGCGGCCCGGTTTCGTTGCCGTCGACCTTGCCGTCGCCGGCCGAGATAAACGTCCGTTTGACGCCGTGCTGTTCGAGCGCCGCGCTCAGATCGTCGTGAATCGTAAACGTGCCGATACTGCCGATGCGCGCCGAGGGCGAGGCGACGATTTCGGTTGCCGCTGCGGCGAGGTGATACGCGGCCGAAGCCATCGTGTACTGTGCTTGCGCGATGACCGGCTTGCTCGTGCGCGCCTTCATAATCTCGCTCGCGAGTTCGGCATTGCCGGCAACGCTGCCGCCCGGCGAGTCGATATCGAGGACGATCGAGGCAATGGCCGGCGATTGCACGGCCTCGCGGAGTTGCGCGCCGATTTCCTGATACGACGTCCCGCCCGACATCTCAGAGAAGACGTTCATCCGCGGCGCGAGCACGCCGTGTATCGGAATAACGGCGACGTTGCCGCGCTTCGCCTGGGGCAAATCCTTCCGTTTCGCGACCGCGGCGAGGATTTCGTCGCGTGACACGGTTTCCCCGGCGACGCGCCGCGCGAGAATCTCGGCGACGATTTGGAGCATCGGCCGCGTGAGGTTCCAGGGGTGCTCGATCGCGAAGCTCAGTACGTGCTCGTAACCCTTCATACGTCCAGCCCTTCGAGGTCTGCGAAAAATTCGACGTTGGTTTCGAGCGCGACGCGCGCCGCGGCCGACGCGCCGAGGAGCGGCGTCAGATCGCGCGTGAGTTCGCGCCGCCAGCGATCCATCTGGGCGAAAAAGACCGTCGAGCGTTCGATCGCCGGCACCTTCGCGAGGCGCCCGCGTTGCCGCGCCTGGGTCGCGTGAATCACGGCGGCGACCTGCCGGTCGCGGGCGGCCGGCTCGCCGATCGCGTCGCCGGGCGCGGCGTCCTCGGCGGCGTTTTCGCTATCGGTCGACGGCCCGCCGGCCGCGAGCGGCGGCGTCATGCCCGGCCCGCCTTGCTGCGGCGCGAGTTGATCGGCCGTCGGATCGTCCTTGACCGAGGGCAAATTCAGCCGGCCGCGGCCTTCGTTCGGCGTCATGACCGGCCGGCCGACGAGCGCCTGGATTGCCGCGGCTTGCTCCTCGAAGCTGCCGGCGAGCTTCGCCGCGATATTGAATTCGAGGTAGACGTTCGCTTGATCGGTACACTCGATGAGGAGTTGCCGCTCGATTTCCTGAATAATCATCTCCAGCGTCGGCCCGAGCGAATCCTGATAAAGCTGCTTGTGCTGCTCCTTGATATTCGAGAAGGTCGCATGATCGAGGATGCCGATCGACGGCTGCGGCACGTTAAACTCGGCCGCGGTCACTTCGCGCCGGAGCTTGCCGCCCTGGATAAACTCCGAATCCTTCGGCGAAAACGCGACCGGCCGAAACGTCATGCCGTCTTCGAGCACGGCGACGAGCCCCGAATTCGCCGAGCCGGCGTACCGTTGCTGCCATTGCTCGCGAAATTGCTTTTTCTGCGGGTCCGTCCACTTCGGCGCGCTCGACGGGCGCTCGATGATGCCCTCGTGCCGCGAGGCGTTACGCCAGTAATACTCGCGATGCCGCGACGCGGCGGCGTCCTCGTTGACAATGCTCGCGAGCGTGTCGAGGTGCGAGAGCCCCATCCGCGGGTTACAGGGGTTGTAGCCGTTGAAATAGACGATTTCCGAGAGCGGAAACTCGTTTTTCTGCCCTTGATCGCCCGTCCACGTAAACGAGGTCGGCAGCAATCCGCCGCCGACGGTCATTTGATGCGGCGGAAGGCGCACGAGCCCGATCGCGCGGCTCCCGTCGTCGCCGATATACCGGACCTTCAACCAATAGGCGTTTTTGTAGACGCCTAGATCGCCCATGAGCGACTCGAAGAGGCGAAATTGGGTCGTCGCCGGATTCGGGCGCGCGAGCCAGCGCGTAATCTCGTGATCGGGCAATCGCTCGCGGTCGGTATCGCTCACGCGCCGGAAGGCGTGTATCCCGAGTTGGGCGACGTTGCCGGCGAGGAAGTCGATCGGGATTCGGAGATTCGGATTCGTCTCGTACAGGTGCGCGTACGCGTGCCGGGCGGCGCTGTAGGCCGAGGCATTCGTCGGATCGCTTGTCGGGCTCAGCCCGAAGCCGGCGGCTGGGACAACGCTCTGCAATTCGCCGAAGGATTGGACGATCACGCCGCCCTCGCCGAGACGTGCTCGACCGCGACCGCGGCGAGGCGTTGAAAGTAGGCGACCTGGGTCCGATGGATGACGACGTCGCCGTCGATGCGGGTCGGGCGCTGCCCCGGCGCGAGCGCGGACGCCTCCCGCAGCGTGAGCCAGCCGCCCCGATACGACCAGAGCACGCCCTCGATCGCCTCGGTCTGCGTATGCGTCAAGTTGACGATCACGCGCCGGAGGCGGCACGGCGGGCGCCAAAAGCAGAGCCAATCCCACAACACGGCAATTGAGCGCCTAGTGTGCGCGCGGGCGCCGCCGGCCGCCGGTTTGCGTACCTGAACGGGCAAGCGTAGACTGCCCGTGCCGTCATGGCTGAACGTCCAAACGGCCGGCCGCCGCTCTCGCGAGGCGATCCCTCGGTCAGCGTGCATGTACGCGTCCCGGCCTCGCGGTATGACGCCGCCTATGCCCGCGCGTCGCGTGCCGGTATCTCGGTCCCTGAATACCTCCGTCGCGCCTCCTGGGCGGCGCTGCGCCCGGCCGACGACGACGACGGCGACGAGGAGGATTGACCCGTGCCCCGGCTCTGCGCTGACTGTCTGATTAACCGAGCGGAGCGCGTCGCGCTCGCGCTCGATGGGCGCTGCCCGCGCTGCGGCGCCGCGCATGAAACGCCGCCGCCGCCGCCGACGCCGCCGGGACGCGCGGCGCCCGAGCGCGATACGTACCCGCCGCGGCGCCGCGAGGACGCATGAGGCCCGACGGCGTCGCCTTCCGTCCGTGTCATAGCGCGCCGAGTAACTGGCCGACGCGCGACGAGGTCAATGCCTTTTTCGGCGCCGCGACGCGCAGTACGCTCCGGCAACTCGGCGCCCGCGGCGTCGGGTACGACGGCCTCGGCGTCGAATGGCGGCATGACGACGTCGAGCCGTACGTGATGACGCCGTCGCGCCGCGGCCGGGCGCTCGACGAATTACGCGACGACGAGGTCGGGGTCGGCCGCGGTCGCGAGGCCGGCGTCGATCGTCGCGAGCTTGCGCGCGATGAGGCCGGCGACGATCGGGTCGATGCGTCCGCGGCTGCGGCGCTTGGTCGGGTAGATATTGTCCTTGCTATCCCGTTGGACGATGACGTTTGACGCCGCCCAGGTCAGGAGCGGATTGCCGCCCCCGTCGACGAGCGCGTCGAGGACGTCGGCCTCGAAATCCTTCGCGGGCGCGCTCATTTGCGCGAGCGTTTGCGGCACCTCGACGACCTGGAAGCCGTCCTCCGCGAGCGTCTTTTCGAGGTTGCCGGCATTCCAGGGGTCAAAGCCGATTTGTTGCACGTCGAAAAACGCCGCGGCCTCGTGGACGAAGTCGCGGACGAGCCCCTGATCAATCCGGTTGCCGGCATTCGTCCGCAGAAATCCCTGCTCGACCCAGCGCGCATACGGTGCCCGGTCGCGGAGCGCGCGGTCGACGAGGGTCTCGGCCGGCGTGAGCGCCCAGACGACGAGCCGCCATACGCGCTCGCCGGCCTCGACGTCGGGCGGTATCGCGGCGACGACCGCGGTCAAGTCGATTTTCGAGGACATATCGACGCCGAGCCAGCACGCGCGCCCGCGCAGCGCCGCCGGCAACGTCCAATTCCCGGCCGTACTCCACGTCGTTTGCCCGTGCCGCCAGCCGTCGAGCGAGAGCCACGGCGCCGCGGTATTGACCCAGACGTTGAGCCGCTTTTGCTTGAAGGCCGCGGCGGCCGGCGGCATGTAGCGCGCTTTGAGCGCGAGCGCGCGGAGGTCATCGGCGCGCACGCTGACGCCGTAATTCGGATTCGCCTTCGCCCAGGTCATTTCGCGGAGCCAGCCGTCGCCGTCGAGGTCGTCGGGGTCGGCGTGCGCGATAAACGCGAAAAAACTCTCGTCGTCGAGCACGCGATCGAGCACCTTGCACGCGTAATCATGCTGATCGCCGCACGGCGACATAGGATTGTCGCCGGCCGTCGTGATCTGGAAGTTGACCGGCTGCCGCCGCGCGCCCGTCGCGGTCTCCATAACGTCGATCAACCCCCGGTTTTTCTGGGCATGAAACTCGTCGTTGATGATTAGATTCGGGTTGAGGCCGTCGGTCGAGTCGCGATCGGCGCCCAGGGGCTCTAGTTTCGAGGCGTCGGATCGGTGCAAATTCGCGGTCAGCACGGTTATCCGCGACCGGAGCCCGCTCGATTGCACGAGCTTTTTACAATCCGAGAAAACAATCTTCGCTTGCTCGCGTTTCGTCGCGATGCAATACCCCTCGGCGCCCGGCTCGCCGTCGAAAAAGGTCACATAGAGCGCGACGATCGCGGCTTCGAGCGATTTCCCATTCTTCCGCGGTATTTCGTTGTAGGCCGTGCGAAATCGTCGGAGGCCGGTCTCGACGTTGACCCAGGCGAAGAGCGAGCCCAGGCGGAAGCGTTGATGCGGCTCCAGCCGCACGAATCGCCCGCCCCATTCGCCTTTATAGTGCCGGAGGTGCTCCGCAAATCGGAAAAATCGCTCCGCGCGCGCGAAGTCGAAGCGATACGCGAAGGTTTTCGCGCGCTCGCGGGCGCGGTCGTCGAGGTGCCGGGCGCACGCGAGCCGATGATACTTGCCCGCGAGCACCTTGCCGGCGACGACCCGCCGCGCATACAGGTCGACGTCGTTCAATGCCGCGCCGCGTCGCCGCCGAGCGCCTCGTCGAATTCGCTAAACGCGTCGCCCTCCGGCCCCGGCCCGTCGGCCGCGATGCGCGTGCGGCTCGATGGCGTGAGCCCGAGTTCCGGCCAGAGCTTCATACACGCGGCGAGCGCCCGCGTTTGGATCGCGAGCCACGGATTCGGCATCCGATATCCGCTCCGCGAGGCCGTCAGGATACGCGGCTGCGCGTTGTCGCGCGCTTCGAGGTAGCGCGCCCACTCAATACAGCACGCGAGGAGCGCCGCCCGGTCGGCCTGGGTCACTTGCCGGCAGCGTCGGAGCATCGGCGCGAGCCGGCGCCACTCCTCGATCGCCCGCGGGTCGATCAACTCGACCGGCGGCTCGTCGAAGGCCGGATCGACGGCCGGCGGCGTCGGCTCGCGGGTATTGATGGGTCGGCCGCCGGGGTTGCCGGCGGTAATTCGTTGAACGGTCGGCTTCGGTTTCGGTCCTCGCATAACTAACCCCTCAGTTGCCCCAGGATTGACGCGCCGGCCCCTGGGGGTGCCTTACCCCTGCCCCGTCTCGCCGCGTCGATCCTGGGCTCGCCTGACGCGGATTTCGGCCCTTTTAATCGCCGGCCGAAACTCCAAAAACCCGAATCTAGAAAAAACCCAAGTCAAAAACCCGATTTTGCTCGATTGAGACTCCAAGGCGGTTTGACGGCTGTCAGTGTCAGCGATTTGACAGCCCCCCTGTCAAAATTTTGTCAGCGTCGAGGTCGCCGCGCCGATCGGTCGCGCCTCGACGAGTCGATCGGGCTCGCCGTGCCGTCGCGCGTGACGTTGCTCGCGTGTCGCGTGCCGCGTTGCGCCTCGACCTCGGCCGCCGTCCTCGGCTGGGGCAATGCCGCGATGACGTCGCAGAGGTAACAGCCGACGCCGCCGCGCGCGAGAGATTGCGAGCAAGGTCCGAGGGCGCAACCCTTCACGTGCGCGGCCCGCGTTGCGCGTCCTTCGCCGCGTTGCACGAGGCGCAGAGCGATTGATGATTCGCGCCATCGAAGAGCGCGCCGCCGTTGCGAAGGCTGCGTATGTGATCGGTCACGGTCGCGCGCACGTGCTCGCCGCGCTGGGTGCAACGCGAATGCTCCGGCGAATAGACGCCGCCGATGCGTTGCCCGCAGTAGGGGTAGCTCGCGAGCCATGCCCGCGAGTACGCCGCCCAGGTTGTACCGTAGCCTCTCGCGCTCGCGCTGCCCCGAGAAATATCGCGTGCCCTTGTGCAGGTCGGGCAGCGCCCAGAAATCAGCCGATGACATTTCGGGCAGGGGTGCGGCGGCGCGGTCGGCATTTTCGGATGACTCCCCGGTTATGGTCGCCGTGATTGTTCCACGTGAAACATTCATCGACGAAATTCCTCGCCGGGCCGAATCACGAGGACGCCGGTCAGGGTCTCGCTCGCGACCGTGAACGTTGCCGGGTCGCGATAGTGCCGCCCGTCGGCGTTGCGGCGGTAGCGATTGACCTCGCCGTGAATGCCGTCCTCGAAGTAGGCCGCGCGATACGCGTCGCGCGTGACGTCGACGCCGTCGAGGTAGACGTGTAGGGTTTCGCCCGTCCGCGCGAGGTGCGCGCGCCAGCCGTCGACGTCGAGGATCGTCGGGGTCACGGTCATAGCACGAGGAGCCCGCGCGCCGTTGTCACGGCATCGAGCGCCGCGCGTAACGCGTGCGGCGTCGGGTCGGCGAAACCCTGCTCGACGAGCCGGCGCTTGACGACGTCGGCCCATTCGCCGAAGTCGAGCCGAGGGTTACGCAGCCGCGGATGCGCGAGGATGGCACGCGTCGCAATGGCGCAGAGGCGTCGATGCGTCGGGGTTTTCTGGCCGTTGATTTTCGTCGGCATTTTTCCATTCCGACGCGGAGCGGCGGTTTGTACACTGTCGGTACTAATTCCCCGTACCTTCGCTTCTGGGTACGTACTTCTGGCTTCTGGCATATGGGGCTTAAGCCGCGGCTTATCCATCGGCTTAAGCCTCGGCTTATCCATCGGCTTAAGCCGCGGCTTATCCTTTTCGAGGGTTTCCGAGGGGTCGATTTCCGCGGAAGTCTTACGGAGTAAAGGATTTCCCCCAAGTGACCCAAAGTAGCGCAAACGCGCCGATTTTTCGGCGGTTCGTACCATGCGGCGCGAGTAGTAAACTCCCGCCGAATCGCGATTACAAACCCCGTTTCGACGCAACTCTTCGCTTAATCTTCGCACCTCGCGCGGCGACGCGCTTCGGGTCAGAATCGCGAGGTCGGCATCGGTCGGCGGCGTGCCGTCGCGGCCGAGCAGATAGCCGTACCGCGGCGACCGATGCATGAGGCAGATCAACTCCATCCAGAAGCCGCGCGCCGCCATCGAGCAGAGCCCGAGCGATTCGTCGGATTGCCAGTCGCGCCCGAAAAACTTAAACCACGGATCGCGCTCGTCGTCGGCCCCTGCGCGCTCAGGCATTGCCCTCGACCTTATCCTCGACCGCGCGCCGTACGGCGGCGTTGAAATCGGCGACGTTGTCGGCCTCGGTCTGCGCCTCGTCGTCGTCGTCGTCGGTCGCGCGCGCTTTGCGAACCTTGACCTTGACGGTTTCCTCCTCGGCGACGAGGGTAATCGTCACGTCGCCGCGCTGGTATACCGTTTTTTTGTGCTCGTGCATAAGCCGGAGGACGGCGGCCTTAAGTTGCGCCTCCTCGACGTTGAGCGCAATCCGCCGGTCGCGGATATCGGCGTACGATTCGGCGGCCGATTCGAGTTCAGGAATTCCGCCCTCGATGCCTGGGAGGTTCTGGGTCTGCGGCATAGGCTCCTCGTTTCTGGGGTTACGCGAGGTGAACGAATTCGGCGAGCGCCTTCGGGCATTCGTAGATCGCCCGGTCGCGCCCTTTGTCGAAATGCCGGCCGCGCTGCCACTGGCCCGAGGTGCTCCCCTTGACGATCGCGGCATGGGTCAAGGCGTGATTCGTGAGCAGGTAGGCGTACGGCTTCGGCAACGCGCGGTCCCAGGCATGGCAGCAATCGACGAAGACGGTCGGAAACGGATAATCGTCGGCGCCCGTGAAGGCGAAGCCGCGGCGCTTGACCTCGACGCGCTGAATGATTTCGAGGTCGCCGCAATCGCCGTAGTCGAGGCGATCGTCGGCCGTCGGGCGGATCGCTTGCGCGCGAATCGTCACATGATGCCCGCGCGTCGAGAGCCAGCGCGCGATGATCCAAACGGCGACATTTGATTCGCGCAAGTCTTCGAGGAAGGTCGGATCGATCGCGTCGAGGTCGTTGCTCATATGTCCTCGCCGCGCGCGAGTTTCAGGAGCGCGGTATCAATGTCGGCGACGCGCGCGAGCACGCCGCGGACGGCAATCTCGGCGCGCGGCGATTCGCCCCAGGCACAATATTTTTTCTCGCCGCGCAGCGAGACGATTTGCGAGTCGTCGCCCCAGACGACGGCCGAGAGCGCGTCTTCGGCGGCGCGGAGGAGCTTGCTCAGGTCGGGTCGCGTGAGATGCGGCACGGCCCGTGCGGCGTACTTGACCGTCAGATATTTTCCTGGCCGCGGTAGATAGAAAACGCAATCGAATCGGATCGCGCCCGTGAAATAGATCCCGACATTCTGCTCGCGGAGCAACGCGCGGCCGGCGGCCTCGGCGATCGTTTGCCGCCAGCCCTTCGTCTGCGGATTGTCGCCGGTCGTCACGGCGGCGAGTTTCCCGTCGCGTTTGCGGCGTACGACGAAGGATTTTGTCGAGCCCTGGGGAATCGGTACGCCGATCACGGTAAAGCGTAGCTCGCGCGTCTCGGCTGGGCGCTCGATGAGGTCGCGCGGGAGCGGCATATCAATGCACGGGTCCGCGCGAGACCCAGGATTGCCCGTCGACGACGAGCGTTACCGCGGCGACCGGGTCGGAGAGCGAGAGCGAGACGTGCCCCGGCGAGGCG